AGCATTTCTTTTATATACTGCTGGTGATGCAATAAATTTAGTTTTTAAGCTATCTTTACCTGTTGATTGAAAATCAGTATCAGATGAAGCAGAATCTTTTCTAAAAATCAAGTTTTCTTTTGAAAAAACAAAATTTTCTTCAGGTGTTTCTTCTTGACCCCTAAAAAGTTTATCCCAAAAAGTAGTTTTATTGTTATCAATAAACTCATCAAAATCACTTTCACCACCACCCCCAACTCTTTCTGATAAATCAGCAGAATTAAGAATATTTAATCCACGATATAATTCATTTTTTTTATCACGATACATATCATATCCATTACTAATAGTATAGAATTCATTACTTTCTGAATATAATTCATTTAAATATTCTTCAATATACGTGTAAAAACCATTTGATGGATTATTTAATTTATCAATATTGTTATTTTCAAGTCCAAATTCTTTTAATAATTTAGCATATTGTTCATTAGTAATTGAATTGACTAAATTAATTGCTTCTGCTTTTGCAAATAATTTAATATATTCAATAGTACTATTATTATCTGTTTCATATATATTATTACCATTATTATAAAATGAATATGCTAATGTATTTTGAGATAAAATATAAAATCTTTTTAATAGTATTTCAAATATTTGTGTTAGTTTATCAGTTTCTAATAAATTAACTGGTTGTTGTATATCACCACCTGCTGAACTATCTGTACCATAATATGGACTATTAATATTAGAACTAACTAATGTACTATCAGCAGGTGTAAAAGGCATCCATTTATAATCACCTTGTGCTGTTTTTTCTTCTTTTAATGTTGCTTGTTTATAAATTCGATTATATTTAATAAATGAATCTATAAATTCTTGAATCAAAGTTAATTCAGGAAATGGTTGATCTAATCTTGCACTTATATCAATTGGTGCTGTTCTTACTTCTTTAGTTTGATTACATACTTTTTCTTGTTTAATTATTAGTGGGAAAGAATATATCTTAGGATTATCATCATTATTATTTTTAATATCTTTATATGTCCCATCATTAACAATTAATCTTCTAAATGAATTTTTATTATGATGTTCTTCAGCATCTTTTGATGTTTTTCTTAATTTATCAAAGAAATTATCAACATCATTTAAAATAATTTCAAAAATATTATATATTGTTGGTAACATACCAAGTCTGTTTTGAATCATATTATTAATTTTTTGATTCAAATCATTCATGGTATTTCTTTTCTTTTCTTCTAATAATAATCTATTCTTAAAAATTTTAGTATAAAATCTAGTTATATCAATACCAATATATTTTACAAAATAATCTGCATCACTTATAGCACCAGTTTCTGATAAAATTTCTTCAGCATCTTTAATATCATCGATAGAAATATCACTAATTAATTTTTTTGTAGATGTTATTAAATTTTTTTTATAATTATTTAAATTTTTCTTAAGAGTATTATTTCTTTGATTAATTGTATCAATATTATTATCATTTGTTTCAATAAAATACCCAATAAATAGTTTTTTTTGTATATTGTTAGGTATATCAACAGTTTGAAATGTTTCTAAAAATTCATTATATGTTACAAATGATTCAATTCTATTTATATTACCAGTTGTTGGACTATCAGGTGCTTCATTTCTAGTAAATAAAATTGGTTCACCACTATTTTTCTTTAGATTTTCTCTATTTTTATAATCATATAATATTTCAAAAACATTATTAAATGATTCTAATTTTTTTTGAGCATTTTCATATTTAATATTATCAATATCAGATTTTAATTTATCAGGAATTTCAGAATATAAATTTTCTAATTTAAGAATTAGATCAAAAGTATTTTTAGGTGGTTCATTTTTTCCAGATGATAATGTTGGTTCATTTGGAAACATAAGTGGTGCTTGTATTATATATCTATATAATATATCTGTTAAAGGTGCATAAGTAATTGCAATAAATTGTGCTTTTATATGATAATTACCTGTTTCTGCTTTAAACTCAGTATTATATTTAACTAAATGCATTTGATATGTCAATCCTTTACCATAATAACCCTTAAACGATAAATAAAATATTGGAGGTGGAAAATCAAATAATATTCTATATGGTGAATCTTTTCTATTAAAAAATGCAAGACCACGAATATCAATAAATTCAATATCAATTTGAGGTATATATGATGAGTTTACTACTATATCAATATTTTTTATACCAAAACCTTCATATGTTTTTTCGGTATCAGTTTCTTGATCATAGTAATTTGTTGTAAATTTATTAAAATGTGCTGAATTATTTTGATCTTGATTTTGACCAAGAAAACTAATTGTTTCACCTTTCTGTGATGCTTTTTCTTTTATTTTTGTAATATCTGTATTAATATTTGTTGAAAGAACTGTTCTTTGTCTTTTATATGCAGTTAAATCAACAGATATATACATATCTTGGTATTGAGGAATACCATTTGTTATATTATTATTTATATTACTGTTATTAGGATCAATAAGATTTACATTCCCTGCCATTATATAAAATTTATAATAAATAGTTAATACTAAAAAATATAAAATTAATATATTCTAATTGAATATACAAGACTATTTATATATAAAATATTAATAAAAATAATAAGAATACTATTTATAGTAAATAAATATAATTATGGCAAAAATCTTACAAGCTGGTGAATCTGGATTTGGTATTTTAATTGAACAAGATGCTGGATATATCAGTCCAGATATGAATAAGAATATTATAGCTGAAAATTTTGAAGTTAAACCAAATGAACCTCTCTTAATAAATTGTGTATTACAAAAGTGGGGGGTTGAAAATAAAAACGGAAGAATTTATCCCCAAGAAGTGTTAGTACCACAAGTAAATGAATATGAAAAACATGTTAATAACAATTCTGCTGGATCAGAAGCAGATCACCCTGATAGCAGTATTATATCACTACATAACTTATCACACATGATTACAAAAATGTGGTGGGGTAGTGGTAATCAAGAACATATTCTATTTGGTCAATTAAAATTATTAGTAACTAGAGGTTATATAAAATATGGTATTTGTTCAGTAATTGGTGATAAAATATTACTTTATTTAGAAAATGGTTACAAACTTGGTATATCATCTCGTGGTGTTGGTAGTTTAAAGGAAGTAAATGGACAAAATATAGTACAATCAGATTTTGAATTAATTGGTTTTGATCTTGTTGCAACACCAAGTACTCCGGGTGCATATTTATTTCCGGGTGTTAATAATGTTGAACAAGCAATTGGTGAAAATTATATAAAAAAAGACGGTATTTATTTAAAAGAAGAAAGTAATAAGATTATCAATACGTTAGATAAATTTTTAATATAAAAAAACCTAAAATTTAATAAAAAATAATATAAAAATCAAGAAAATCATAATAGATTTTAATTAAAATATTACTTTTTCTTAATAATAATGTATTTATAATAAAATTAAATTATTCAAACTATGGCAAAAGAGGAAAAAAAATCAATAATTGAAAATGCTTTAGCCGATTATAAACAAATTCAAGAAGCTGCAGAAAATAATGCTGCTAAAAAATTAGCTAAAGAATTTCCTGAGAAATTTAATGATTTATTAAAAGAAGAAATAAATAATAAAAATAATAATTCAGAAAAAGAGCCATATAAAAAGGTAGAAAATAAAGAATCTAATAATTTAGATGAATCTGAAGATAAAAACACTGAATCCAAAATGAAAAAAGAAAAGAAAAAAGAAACCAAAAAGGTTACAAATGAAGAGCGTGAAAAAAGTTTTATGGCTGATGTTGAAAAAGATACACCTAATATAGAAAAAGAAAAAAATGGTGATGGTGTAGCATTTAAAGAGAAAACATCTGGTGATACAGTTGCTAATAAAACTAACGCAAAAAAAGCAGTAAAAAAAGATAATGAAAATATTAATGAAGAATTTGATATTACCGATCTTGATACTGATAACACTGAAAATGCAATTGATAATGCTGATTCAAATGATGAAATTGTAACAATGGAAGAAATTGAAAATGAAATTTCTGAAATGGAACAATTAAAAGATAATCTTGAAGATGATAATAATCCAATTGCATCAATGAAAGATAAACTTCAAGAAATGTTGAATAGTATTGAACAGATGGAAGAACAAAAACAACATGGTGGTAAACAAAACTATAAAGGTCGTGAAAATGGTGGTCCAACCACTAAAATGATCGATGAAAAAGAATCTAGTGAAGAAGAAATCACTGATGAACAAAAACAACATGGTGGTAAACAAAACTATAAAGGTCGTGAAAATGGTGGTCCAACCACTAAAATGATCGATGAAAAAGAAGATGAACCTATTACTGATGATGATATCGAAAAGGTTTTAAATGATGATAGTGAAGTTGATGAAGCTATGGGTATCGCACATAGTTCAAGTAAACATGTTGCAGGTGATCATCTCCCCGGAGAAGATTCTGCTAAACATCGTCATAAAAGATATGGTAGTTTTAATAATCCACAAAATGAATCTGTTAATAAAAAATATTCATCATTACTTAAAGAAAATAAGCAGTTATCAAAGAAGATTAATGAATCTAAAAAATACAAAGAAACTGTAAATAAGTTACTTGAAAATTATAAAACTGCACTTGAAAAATATCGAACTCAATTAAAAGAAATGGCAGTGTTTAATACTAATTTAGCACATGTCAATAACATTTTAGTTAATGAATCACTTGCTTTAACTCAAGAAGATAAAATTAATGTTATTAATGATTTTAAAAAAGTTAATACAATTGGTGAATCTAAAAAGAAATATGATAAAATTCTTTCTGAAATGAAAGAAGAAAAGAAAACAATTTCTGAAAATATTGAAGATAAAGTAAGTAAAACTGTTGGTAAATCTTCGAAAGAAAAACTTGTTGAAGAAAAAACAGCATATGAGAATGATGAACACATTGGCAAAATGAAAAGAATGATTGAACAACTCGAAAAAAATGATAAGAAAAAAATAATAAAATAAATAAAAATTAAATAAAATGGGATTTTTAACAGAAAGTGCTGAAGTTGGTAATATTGGTTTAAAACAACTTCGTGAACAAAGAGAAATTACTTCAAATCGCTGGGAAAAAATTGGTTTGTTAGAAGGCTTAGATGGTAACGTTAAAGAAAACGTTGCTCAGTTAATGGAAAATCAGCTTTCATATATGATTAATGAAGCGACTGATTCTGCATCAAGTGGTCAATTTGAAACCGTTGCATTCCCGGTGATTCGAAGAGTATTTGCTAAATTATTAGCAAATGATATTGTGTCTGTACAGGCATTGAATTTACCTATTGGTAAATTATATTACATTAATCCAAAGGCTAGTGAAAGAGTTGATAATACGGTTGGTGAACATACTTCACCTGATGGTGCTTATTCAAATGCTGCAACAAAAGCACCTTCAGCTAGAACTCAATTTGAAGATCGTTCATTATATGATGCATTTTATGCTTCAGAATATGATCAAGAAGGTACATCATTATTTGATCGTTCAAGAGGTTCAGTTGAAGTTGTAACTGGTGTTACTAATCAACCTGTAGCATATTCTAGTGGTGATAAACAATTGAGAATTCAAATTACTGGATTTTCAACAACTAATGAAGGTCAATTGATCGGTCCTGCTGGTGTTCCAATGGATACTGAAACTTTCCTTTCATCATTGAATATTACTTCAAATGTTAATTTTGATGCACCAAGTGCATATAGTAGTGAATCTAAAGCTGCTGGTTCTGCTCTTCCATTTAATGTAAGAGTACAAAAATATGGTCAAGCTATTGTTGATAAAGACGGTGTTCTTGAACTTTATGTTGATCTTACATATGCTGGACAAGATGGTTATCAACCATTATCTGCAGCTTCAACACCTGATTTTAACTACTCATATAGAGTATATAGCGATCTTGAAGAAGATTCAAGAATGGCTGAAGTTACATTCCAATTAGATGAAGTAACAGTTTCAGTTGAAACACGTAAAATGAGAGCACAATGGACTCCTGAATTAGCACAAGATGTTAGTGCATTCCACAACATTGATGCTGAAGCAGAATTAACTGCTCTTCTTTCAGAACAAATGGCTGCTGAAATTGATCGTGAAATTCTTCGTGATCTTCGTAGAGGTGCTGCATGGACTGTTCGTTGGGATTATAATGGTCTTCGTAAACAAAGTAACGCTTATTATGGTACACAAAAAGACTGGAATCAAACATTAATCACTAAGATTAATCAGATTTCTGCTCAAATTCATAAGTCTACTCTTCGTGGTGGTGCTTCATGGGTTGTTGTATCTCCTGAAGTAAGTGCTGTATTCGATGATCTTGAATATTTCCATGTATCAACTGCTGCTCCAGAGCAAGATAAATATAACATGGGTATTGAAAAAATTGGTTCACTTTCAGGTCGTTATCAAGTATATCGTGACCCTTATGCACCAGCAAACACTGTGTTAATTGGTCATAAAGGTACTAGTATCTTAGAAACCGGTTACATATATGCGCCCTACGTACCGATGCAGTTAACTCCAGTAATGTATAACCCATTTGATTTTACACCTATTCGTGGTATAATGACACGTTATGCTAAGAAAATGGTATTAAATCGTTACTATGGTAGAATTTACTGTGATGGTCTTCAAACATTTGGTATTGGTGAATTAAGATAAAAATAAATCAATTAATATAAAAAAAGAGTTGGAAATCCAACTCTTTTTTTTTATATATGTCTGCATAAACATATAAAAAGTATAAAAAAAATAAGAAAATTAATATATAAAAAAGTCAGAAACTTTGTAACCATTTTTATATATTATCGTATTTATGATTGTACACCAATACAAGGATTATAAATATGAAAAAAATTGAAATTGAAGAGCAATTAGCTAATGAAATATATGAAAATTATATTTCGGGGATTAGTATAAGAAAATTAAGTAATAAATATAATTATTCATTTAGCTATATCCAAAAATTAATAAAATCTAAAGATTATAAGAAAAATATTAATAAAAACTATCCAATAAAAAATGGATATGTAATTGTTGCCATTTGTAAATACACAAATAAGAAATTTTATGATTATACAAATATATCCGGTGCATTAACAAATCATGTGAAATCCACATATAATATTAATTTACCATCCAAATATAAAAGAAAAACCATTGAATATAAAACAGGTAAATTTTGGTATGATAAATATTTTGATTTTAAATATGAGAAAATTCAATCAACAAAAAAATGTAAATATTGTGATTGGACAACTGAAGATATTGAGAATCTATCAGGTGCGTATGAAAAACATTTAAAAAATGTCCATAATTTATCACTACATAAACATTTGAAAAATAATCCTGACGATAATGAATATTTTAAAAAGGAAATTTATGATGATTTAATCACATGTAAAATATGTGGGGGGAAGTTTAAAACGATTACAAACACACATTTATTAAAAAAACATAACATAACACAATTAGAATATAAAATAAAATATGAGAATAAATTAGTATCACCCGAAACAAAGAATAAACTAATAAAAAATTACAATCAATTTTTAAAAAATACGCCATACATAAAAACATCATCAATCGAAAATTTTATAGTTGACAATATTCCAGTAAATTTTGATAAATCAAATAGATCGCTTTTAGATGGTAAGGAGATTGATTTACTTTATAATAATAATGGCTTTGAAATTAATGGTTCACTATTTCATACTGAAATTTTCGGTAAAAAAGATAAAAATTATCATCTAAATAAAACAAAACTTGCCCAAGAAAAAGGAGTGCAATTATATCACATATTTGAAGATGAACTACATTATAAACCACAGTTGGTGATTAACAAGATTAAACATATTTTAAAATGCAGTTTTGATAGTAAGACTATTCATGCTAGAAAATGTGTGATATCAGATAACGTGACTTCAAATCAAAAAAATGAATTTTTAAATGAAAACCATATACAAGGAAGTGATAAATCATCCATAAATATTGCAGCCATACATGATGATGAAATTGTTGCGATTATGACATTCAACAACAAAAGATATTTAAATAAAGCAAAAAAACATCATAGCAAAATATATGAACTATCAAGATTTGCTGTAAAGGATAGTATGATTATTACTGGAATAGCATCAAGATTGTTAAAATATTTTATTAAAAATTACAATCCACAAAAGATTATATCTTTTGCTGATAGAAGATGGACACCAAATCCTGATAATAATCTATACACCAAATTAAATTTCAGGCACACACAAACACTAAAACCAGAATATTGGTATTATAATCCTAAATTTGATAGACATAAAAGATTCCATAAATTTGGTTTTGGTAAATCAAATATAAAAAGAAAGTTCCCCGAAGTATATGATGAAAGTAAAACAGAGTGGGAAATGATGCAAGAATTAGATTTTGATAGAATTTGGGACTGTGGAAAATTTAAATATGAATTAAATTTTTAATAGAAAAATAGTATTTATTACCAGAACATATAATACTATGAAGAAATTTATTTTGATGATATTATTCATCATTTCATTCATTTCTATTTATTCACAAAATGGTAATGTCGATGGTATTATATTTAAAGATTTTGGTGAATGGTCAATGAATGTTAATAATAATAAAATTTCTGTATCAGCTTTTATTACTATTGAACAAAAAACAAAAAAATTAACATCTAATGAAATTAAACTTAATAAACATTTCATCAAAAAAAGAAATTATGATACTATCAATAATTATAAAATTACATATGTTTATAGATTATATTTAAAAAGTAACTCAATATACAATGGTGATAAAACAAATACTTGGATATATGGTGGTAAAGTTTATATCAATGGTATTGAAGTTACAAAAGAAAAATTTCCAGATGGTTTTTTAATCGCTGTTAAAACAACACCAACATTAATTTATAAATATAAAACAACATCAATAAAAAAAATAAATTTTTATATAAAATGGGATAAAGCCATTTATGAAAATAGAAATATTAATAAAAACTAAAAAATAAAAAAAAAAATGTCAAATAACATTAATCAAAAAAATAATAAAATACTTGGAGGAAATACAATAATACAATTCACTTTAAAAGGATTCATTTCAACAATAATTGCAATTCTAGGTATATTTTTTGGTTTTTATAAATTAATTATTCAACCAACCATAAAACAAACAGCAAAACATCAAAAAGAGTTATATGTTGAACAAAAAATATATATTAATAATGAATTTGAAGAAGTAAAAAATGCGATTCAATTAAATACTCAAGCAATTAATGCAGTTAATAGTAGATTTAGAGATTTAAATGAATCTGTTAGAGAAATTGAAAATAGTAATGGTTCATTCGGTTCTTTATCAGAACCTGAACGATCATCAATTAATAATAATATCAATAATAATAATTTAGCTGATAAAAGTAATTGAATATTTAATCATTTTTTATTTCAACTTCTGTTACTTCATACATATATGCTTTAATCATGTCAAATAATTCAATTTTTCGTATTATTGCATTATATATATCTTTTGTTATTTTCTCAAAATTAATATTATCAGTATTTTCATTCATTTTATAAACCATTGTGGTTAATAATTGCCAATTGGTAATATTGTTAATTTTAATTTTATAATATCCTTCAAAAATTAACACTTCTTCAATAAGATTAAATTTAACAATAATTTTTTTATTATTCTTATTATCATTAATCTTAACAGTTCCTATTTGTGCTATTGTATCTTCCATATCATTCAAACATTATTATAGTTATTCTTCATCTGTCCATTTATGATCATATATTAATTCTACTTTTGCTCTTGTAATTGCAACATATTCAAGATTTTTTTCTTGTTTATATTGCCATTTTTTTGAATTAGGTAATGGAATTAGATCAGGTCTTATTATAAAAACACGATTCGCTTCTAATCCTTTTGCTTTATGAATTGTACTTAATACAATTCCAGTTAATTTATCGGTAAATATTGTTTTAATATTGTGTTTAAGACCTTCAATAGTATCAGAAACTCTCGATAAGAATAATAAAGTATTTACTTTATCTTCTAATGCTACAAATCCGCTATGTTCTTGAGGATTTAAAATTCCATCATTATATAATTTTTTCTTAAATTCTTCAATTTCAGATTCCCAATATTCAATTAATTTAGGAATTGTTTTAAAATCATTAATTAAATCAATTAATTTTAATCCAATATCACTCCCCTTTATAACTGCTTTTTTTTGTTGTGATAAAAATTCAAAAAATAATCTAATCAACGGTGCTGTTGTTCTACAAAGAATAAAATCACCATTTTTAGCTTCATTAAGTACATCACCATCTCTAACACTACCTTCTGGTGCTTCTGGTAATGCTTTAATATTTGGAACAATTTTTTGTGCATGTTCTGTTACTTTTTTTGAACATCTAAATGAGTATGATAGTGGTAATATTTTAGTATTTTGAAATTCTTTAAACCATTGAAATGTACGGTCTGTGATGCCAGTGAACGCATAAATCGACTGAAAACCGTCTCCTATCGCAATTAGCCGACCTTTATATTTTTTTGTATGCTTATCTCTTCTAAGCATTTTTTCAATTAATCTCTGTTGTGCTCTATTAATATCTTGACAGTTGTGTGCAATTAACCCAAAATTTTCAGCATTACTATTATTCATTGTTTGCGATGTGATTATGAAATTATGATTATCTTCAACTGTCATATCATAAACCTTTTCTTTTTTCGCAAATTTATGTGTTTTAGTAACGACCATACATCCAAATGATTTTAGGTCACTATTCCAATTACTATAATCAATATTACTTCTATGCTCTGGACATAATTTATATTCCATTGATTTATAAACATATGGTGAAATTAATTTTGATATTTTAGTGGTATTTTCTTTATCAAAAAGTAACCAATAATTTAACTTATTTGTTGAACTACTTGGTGCACATTTAACTTGTGAATTAATACTCCATTTATCTTTTAAAACATTACCTAAATATTCAGTTAACTCTTCACTATATGATGTTGAATATAATCTTGATGTATTATGTAACCTTGATATTGATCCATTATCCATCCAAGATATTGCTAATGATCTTAGTGTAATATCATCAATAATCTTTTTTTTTGAATCATATTTATTGTGAAAATAATAACCTTTTGTTGATAACGTATGTGCTATTCTTTTACTATAACCATTTTTTTCAACGGTTTTTAAATCACAATCAAAAAAACTTGCCTTCCATTTAATATATTTCCACTGATTATTACCATGAATAATTTTAATTCTCGATATATTATTTGATAGTCTATGATGTGAACCATCCCCCAATATTGAACCAATAAAAATATCTTTCTGCACGCTATTTAATACGCCATGATAGGGTTGTTCTGAATAATTAGATAAAACCGCATCACCAATTTTTAATTCATCTAATCTTTTCCAACCATCTAGTGTTAAAAATCTATGATTTACAGTACTCTTTAATTTCCTTTTACCACTTAATATAACATAATGAACATCTTTTTCACCAGTACACCAGACATCAAGGATATTTTTCATTTCAAATGTACTTAATTTTTCATTATATGTTACAACTTTAGGTAATTTTTTATTATTATTTTTTAAATTATATAATGTTCCAATTTGCTTTTTACCAATTTCTGTAGAAATGTATATTTTGTGCGGTAAACATTCATCTATAATCACATAATCTTGTGGAAATAACCATAAACTTTTATCTACTGCAGGAAGATAAATCATATCAGCATAATCAAATGTTAATCTATCTTGAGTAATTGTATCAAGAACCTTTAATAATCTTTTTATATCTTTTTCCTTATTTATTGGTACTTCATATCTATCAGCAATATATGGAATATATTTTTTATCTGTTGTTAATGATAATCTACATAAATTTACCATTTTTTTCATGTCTTTTAAATAACGATATTTTTCTTCATGTGAATTAAAATCACTATCTAAATTCCATTTTTTTGCTTTTTTTTGAATTACTTTATCTACTTTAAATTCATCAAATTGTATTTTATCACCGTACTTTCTCTTTATTGCTGACATCCCCAAACCATGTGATGTATAACATCTAACATGATCAGGCAAACAAGTTTTTAATTCTTCTTGAATATGTTTATTAAATGCCATAAACATAATATTTTTATCCTTTGGAAGTAATTTAACTGCTTCGACTATAGTAGTCGTTTTTCCGCATCCAGCGTAGGCTTCAATAAGAATATTCTCAGGTCTTTTTTTTATAAACTTAAATATTTTTTCTTGTTCTTTAGTAGGTTTTAAACTCATACTTTTTGCCAATTTTCATTATCAATTCCATCAACCAACTCATAAATATTCATATCCTCAAGTACCAGTACTTTAAGACCAATCATTCTTTTAAAAATTTTTCCTTTATGAATTATTCCTTCATAATTTAAATTATTACGGTCTTTTATTGTATCAACAGTTATGTGATAATTTCTATGTATTGTTATTTCAGCTTCACCCATTACTTCCATTTGTTGCTTTAATAGTATAGCTAATTCATCTGAAATAACTTCAAGAGTTTCAAATGTTGATTCTAATGCTTTTATTTGATCTTCCGGTAAATCATTTTTTCTTAATTCAATAAGATTATTTATAACATATCGAGATAATTCTAATGCCATGAATTTATCTTCTGGTTTGTCTTCATATGATTCAGGAATATCTATATATGGTCTTCCTTCATCATTTAATTTAATTTCATATTCAAATTTCAACATAATAAAGTATTTATAATAAATAAAGACAAATATAATATATTATGGCGTTAATTACAACAGTTGAAAAAAATAAATTATTTACAAAGGTAAAACATGAATTAGGATATCCTCTAAGACCTTTTGAAATAGAGGATGATATGATGATGTCATATCTTGAAATGGTAATTGAGGATTATTCATCTTTATTAAATAATTGGTTAATACATCAACAATGGGTTAGTGTAGAAGGTCTTAGTAAAGAAAATTCTGATTTTTTATCAGCATTTACAACTAAATCAACAGATTACATGGAATCCTTTACATATGCATATTCAAAACAAATAGGATATGGTACAAATGCTCCTGCTGCTAATAATTGGGAATTAAAACGTGATTATATAATCACATCTGCTAATACACAACATTATATTATTCCAGCAAATAGAGAAGTTAATGAAGTTTTATGGGAAACACCACCTGAAATTGATCAAGGTTTGGTTGATCCATTTAGTTTAAATGCGTGGAGTCCCGGTATGCACGGTTGGTCTTATTTAGGTCGTCCTGCAATGTATGTTCAACCAACATTTTCAACATTATTAACAGCACAAGATCGTAGAATGAAACAAAGAGTATTACAATCACTTTTAACATATAGAATTACTGGTCTTGCTGATGGTCGTAAATTATTACATTTATATCCAATACCGGGAAGTAGACAAGAAATCAATAATCGCTGGGGTAAACACTATGCGGGAAGAAAGGTATGGTATTGGTATTATGATACCAATAATGTAGGTAGAGATAAATGTATGGAAGAAAATGAAGATATTGTTAAATTGCCGTCTGATCCACCTGTAAAAGTAATTAAATGGGAAAAAATGAACGAATCAGCACGTAGACAAATTCGTGATCTTCTTATTGCTAAAGTTAAAATGGTAATTGGTGGAATTCGTGGATTTTATTCCGGTGATCTTGGTGTTACTGATAAACAGTTGTCAATGGATTATCGTCATTTACTTGATGAAGGTCAAGAATTAAAAGAAGCAACAGAAAAAGATATTACTGATTTATTAGAAAAAATATCACAAGCAAATTTAACTGAAGAAAGAGCAAAAATTGCAGAAAATGTAAATAATGAACGTAGGTATCAACCACCTATGTTTCCAATAATTGCAATATAATATGACTAAAAAAAATAAAAATATTGACCTTGAAAATAAACGTTATGGTCTGTTCATGACAGAAAATTCATTTGATTTAGAAATTGAATATGGTCGAAATTATCTTCAAACTGATAATGTTCAAAAAGTTAGAATATATAAAGTTAATTTAACCAAAACTAAATCACATTCATTATATGGTCAAACTAAAACTAAAGATAAAATATTATTTACACCTGTTGAAATAGATGCAATGGTAACTGTAAATCCTAATGAACAAACATATTATGGTGATGGAAGAGGTGGAATTACTCGTGAAGATACAGGAAATTTAATTTTTGGTGTTTATTTAAAAGAATTAGAAGAAAAAAAACTTGAAATTAATCGTGGTGATTATGTTGAATATAATATAAGTGGAACAAAATATAGATATTACGAAATAGAAAATGCTGAGAATGTTGTTGATACTACTGATAAAACTATTGGTGGCTTTAAACCGTATTGGAAAAAAATAACTGCGGTTCCCGTAAAAGAAGATGTTATTCAATTATTTGATAATAATACTAAAGGTAAATAAAAAAATTTTAAATACAAATGAAAAAATTAAGACTAATTGAAGTAATGGAAAAAGTAAATCCTGATATGAAAATATCACATGAAGATATGCATGATTTAATGATGAGGGATACTAAATATGTAAAAAAATATTATGATAGAATAAATGAATTAAATGCTGATGAAATATATGATATATTACGATATAATCCTGAATCATATAATTTGTTAAAAGATTATGCAAAAAAAATATTTACTGGTGATCAACTTGCACATATTAAAGCATATGTACCTGAATTATCTGAAAACTTTACTGATTTAAATTATAAAATTAATCCAATGGATATTGAAGATATTATAAAGATTGATCTTAATAAAATAACAAAATTTTCTGATTTATTTAATAATGATGATTGGTTACAAAATAATTATAAAGGTATAAAAACTTTATTAGAAAAATATCCTAAATTAGAAAATCATTCAATTTTTGATAGAGCAAAAGTATTGGATCGAAAAGGAATTATTGATTTATAATTACCAATCCCTTATATATGATCTTTTTTCCCATTTTTCAATAAAATTTTCTCTCTCTTCTTCTGATTTAAATGGTATTTTTTTACTGGCATCATATAAAAGATTATCGAATTTTAATCTAAGATTATTGTAGTTTAAAATCATCTCTTTTATTTTTTTACCAAAACCCTTTAGGTTACTTTTTTGTATGGTACTAACACCATAATAATTTCTACTTAAATCAATTCTTCTTTGTTGGTAAATTCTACCATTTGAAAATGCTAATGCCATTAACATCTGCTCCATATATTCAATTTCACGTTTTTTTGCTGCTTTTACAGTATACCAACCCTTTTCACCATATTTTATAAGTCCAATACCTTCAGGAATTTCATCTTTCTCAGCAATACCATCTAATACAGCAAAATACAATCTGTTACAAAATGGTAAATACTTTTTATATTTACCTCTCTTTATGTCTTGGAGAAAATCAGAACGTGTTACTTTAACTTCATAAATATCAAGATTAAAACGATTATAAGACGGTTTAACAGTTATCACATCAGCTTGTCCAAGTGACCCCCTATTAAGCCAAACTGAACCAAGTGGTACTTCAATATATCGAGTAGCTTTGGCTTCTGCAAGACTAAAACATGCATCTCTATGAGTTAAATTATTTTTTTTCTTTTTTTTCACTAATTTGTAAATATTTTCTTTTTATGTCCTTTAATTTCTCAACAATTTTTTGGTGTTGCTTGGGAGAATGAATATCTAAATCTTTCGCATATTGGATATACATATCAATAGTAAAATCAATAAATTCTTTATCTTTATCAGAAATAAATGTACTTTTTTTCATATATAATAAAAAAGCAATAGCAATCGCAACAATTGCTACTGATAATAGCATTATTATTACTATTAAAAAAATATTCATTCACAATATTCCCCTATTATTCTTTATCTTTTGCTTTTTCTCTCACTAGAGCAATATGTGCTTCACCAATAACTTTAGTCCAAGGAATTGGTACACCCCATTCTTGGTATTGTTCAAAATATTCTTTCATTTTTTCAAACCAGCGAGTTTCCTGATCGTTGCCATTATGTACTAAACCACGTTCTTTCCAAGTATCACCCCAACGTTTTTCATCATCAATTAGCTGATTTTTTACATCAGTAAATGTACCATCTAATTCATCAATCAAATCATCTTCATTTAATTGTTTTACATCTTTCAAGTAAACAGCTAAGTAGTAACCTTCATTAGTAATTAAAATATTACCACAATCTTCAAAAATTTCAACATCATTTAATTTAAGTTCATCATTATAAAACTCATCAATTGCCTCTAGTAAAATACTATCATCATTTTTTGATAATAGCACATCGTCTTTATTTTGTGATAAATCTGTATGTAAAATAACCACACTGTTATTATCCAAATCAGTATCAGTAAAATTGTTAAATTCACTCATATATATTATTTCTTTTTATATTGCAATTTCTAATTTTGAGTTTATTTTTTTTATTTTATCAGTATTTTCAATAGTAAAATCATTTACATTAATATCAAAAAAGTTTTTATTTTCATTTAATTTTAATATTGGTTGAGTGTCTAATGGCTTTCTATTTAAAATTTCATGTAAAGCATCAAAATGTCTATCATAAACATGTAAATTTTGAACAAAATGACTAAATATACCAACTTTATAATTTAAATGAGATGCTATCATCATTAAAAGTGCAACATATTGTATTTTATTAATATAACCTGCTATGATATAATCATTACTTCTTTGTATCAAGGTCATATCTAAATAAAATTCATCATTCAGTTCTCTAACAGACCAAATTGTTTCATATGCACATGGATATAACCCATTACTTTCATTTAAATCATGCTCTTGATATAGATTCATTATATGTCTTCTTGAAAATGGGTTATGTTTTAATGAATCTAATAAATTATTTAATAAATCATATTTTTTCACAGTTTCACCATATCTAATACCAATTGTACCATCACCAATATCCCAATTATCCCACCACTTAATGCCCATATCATGAGCAATACTTAAAGAATTAGTTTGTTTTTGATATATCCATAAAATCTCTTTAATTCCTGTTTTTATTGCAGTATTTCTTAATGTTGTTATTGGAAATTCATTATTAGATATATCATATTTCTCAAAAACTTGCGTTATATATTTAGTGTATGCTGGAGTTCCGTCTTTCCACTTAGGTCTTGGATTTTTATCCCATTGACCATTATTTAGTATGTCATATAAATTAATTTTATAAAAAAAATCTGCATTTTTCATATTATTTAATATTTTTCAAAAGTGATATAAAATAATTTTTTATTATAAGACATTTTTTATCATATAATCTATCACTAACTTTAATATTTAATACTTCGTCCGGTATGTTAAAATTATTTAAATCATAACATGCCAATAATTGTCTTAATGTTCTCATAGTTTTTTTATTTTAAAATATAACATCAACATATTTATATTCATCATGAATATATTTTGAAACACGTACTAAAACATTACCACTATCAATAACATCTGGTGGATTATTACTTTCATCGCACGTAATATCATATTCTGGTAATTTTTCTTTCATCATTTCACGTATAATTTTTCTAGTTTCCTTATTACACATTCGATATTGAACTTTAGGTGCAATCTCTTCATATGCCTTATCAATAAGTTTAACATTTAATCCACTCCATGTATTTAATTTTTTATCAATCATATTTCTATTTTTTTTTTTACTTAATATTATCAAATGCAATAATATTTTCAACATCAAATCTGTCAAAAAGATCATCAATAAAAACATCGTTTTCATTTAATTCAAAATCATCTTCTTTCACATAAAAAAATGCATCTTCTTTAACATGAATTGTTACACCACTACTTACTAATTGTCTATCATCCATTGGATGATTAGTATATAAATTCCCATATATATAAATATCACCTTTCATATTTTTTATTTTTTACCAGAATGACCATAACCTGCAGTTCCTCTAATAGTTTCAGATAATTCTTCTGCTTCTATTAATTTTATTTTAGGTATCTCCATAAAAATAATTTGACCACATCTATCACCAATTTCATAATGATCTAAATGTCTGTTTACTACATTTAAATCAATTATTTCATTTGTCATATAATCATCATATTGTACATAATTTTGTACAAGATCATGTACTGCATTAATATATCTAAATTTAATTTCTCCTCTATATGAAGCATCAACAACACCTACAGCATTTTTTAACATTAAATCTTCTTTTGTTACTGAGCTTCTTGGAAAAAGAAATCCAACATATCCTTCAGGTATTTCTAATGCCAAACCAGTTCCATATTCTATATATTTATTAGTTTTATTTACTGACGTTGCATATAAATCAAATCCAGCATCAATACCAATTTTTTTATATGGTTCTTTTGCTTTATCATTTAATTTCTTATATTTAATTTCCATTATAAATTTAAATTTCTTAATTTATTTATTATTTTATTTGCTTCTTCTGTTGAATTTATATTATTCTCACTATCTTTCATATATTTTTCATAATCATCTTCATATGATTTAATAGATTTTTCTAAATCAGTAACAGTTTTTAATGTATTTCTTGCTTGTTCACCATTATCTAAATTAATTTTATATAAACCTGAAACATCATCTACTTTTTGTAAATAAATGTTTTCATCAGCATAATATTGAAGAGTTCTTTTCAATAATTCAATAATATTGTTATATTGTTCACTAAATTCCATTATTTAAATCCACTGTTTTAATATTTTTAATTCATATAATTGACCTTCTTCAAATTGTGTTAATTTAGTTTTGTTTTGAAGATGTTTTAATTCTCTTTCAATCCAATCGGTAACTTTATAATAATTTGATTTTGTTTCCAATTCACCCCAAGCATATTCTAACCATTCTTTAAATTTATCATAAATTTCTTCATCATTTTCAATCATATCACCTTTCCAATAAAAACCTTCATTGGATATTTTAATTGTTTCCTCATCACCAACAGTAAATATAATTTCATTTTCATCAATATTATGATAAATTTTATTATTTATTTTTGGAATTGGAATTTTCTCTTTATTATTATCTCGTTCTTCTTTTATATTATTAACTTCTTCAGGATATAATGTAAATTCTTTCCTATATGGATATTCATCTGGTTTCTTTTTTATTTGTTGAATAAAAAATTTACCTTGACTTTCTGCTTTTTTAAATTCATCATATTTTTCTTGAGTAATATTTTGATAAGAATATACACCACCTCGATTAAATGATATATATAACCTTTCCTGTTGTGGAAAATATGTGGTTTTTAATATATTTGATGAATCAAATATTGCTTCGTAATATCCAATTGATGCATCTTCTTCTGTAAAACTTCTTTCTGTTACTAGCATAATTTATTAATTTTAATGACAAATATATAATAAATCTAAATAACTCACAAGAGTATTTATATATAAAAACATAAAATATGTCTTTACCTAAGAAAAAACAAGTTAAATATTCTATTAATACAAATCCACCAAAAATTGGAACAGATTATTTAAAATATGGGATGGATCGTATTGAAGAATTAATGAATAAAACTGATGAAAAAACAAAATATCTTCCACGAACGATTACTTTTGAGGATATGGATCAATCTGTTTATAATTATGTTAATGATGGTGATATGAAATTATATCTTGATGGTAAAGAAGTACCAACATTTTATTTAGATAATGATCGTTGGGGGGAATTTTCAAAAACATGGAAATTCATGGATGATGATAAAAATGTTCCAACGCCATATATTACAGTAAGAAGAATTGATAAAAAACCGGGTACTCGTATTGGTAATAAAGCAAGAATACCACAACCAAGAAAATTCAGATATATGGATGTTCCAATTCTTGATGAAGGTGAAATAATATATCTTAGATTTAAAATGCCTGAACCTACAAATGTAGATATGATATATGAAATTTCATTATTTACAAAATATCGTGTTGACGTTAATTTATATGATGAAATTGTTTTAAAAAACTTTGCATCTAAACAAGATTATGTTTTTACTAATGGAACGCCTTTTCCATTAGAATTAGATAGTGTTGAAGAAGCAAATTCTATTGAAAATGTTGATGGTGATAGATTTTTTGTTTCTAAATATACTTTAAATCTTAAAGGATTTATTCAAGACGAAAATGAATTTGAAATAACAAAAACATTCAGAAGAACAAAATTGGGTTTTACCATTGAACGTTAATTTGTTGTTTCATATTCACCTGTTTCAAAATTAAATGTATTTCCATCAGGATAATTTTGTTGTAAATTATTAAAGTTTTCAAAAGTATTATTATATCTTTCAAGATAGTTATTAGAATTTACTAATTCTTTTGCATATAATATATCATTATCTAAAAATGATGGTGTTAAGAATTTCCATGTTTTGTTAACTAAATCAATTTCAGTTTTAAAATGTAATTTTTCGGCAGTTGCAATATTTTCATTATCTTCATTATAAAAAACAACAGTATTACCAGATTTTGCATTATAAAAACTAATTCTAGTATATCCAGTATATTTATCAATATTTGAATCAATATTTAAATAATCAATTGGTATATACTGATTATATAATTGAAATTGTGGATCAAATTTATACTTACTACTTGGTAATAGTCCGTCATCAACATTAAATAAATTTAAATTAGTTAAATATGTTGAAAATAGTTTCGTTTGATTTGCTGGTTCATATGAATCAAAAAAATCGAAAATAAAAAAACTATTTAAAAATTTTAAATCCGTGGGAATTTCATTTAAAGTAAATCCAGCGTATATATAATTTGGTTGCCAAATTTGATCATTAAATGAATAAAATTTTATACTTAAAAATTTAGTAATATCATTATCATCTAATTTAAATTTAAAAACCTCACCATCAGTAGCATCATTAATTGAATCTGCTGATTTAATATTTGTATATTCTTCAATTTCTTGTTGATATCCACTAAATTCATTATTAGTGCTAAGTGGAATTTGAATATTTACATTATTACCAGTATATTTTATATTTTTTTTAATTAACATGGTTTACCTATTTTATTAAGATCATCTAATGGATTATAATTTATTGATGTTGGTTTACCAAATTTAATTTCATTAAATACTTCTGCTGTATTTGGATGATCCATATTTGGTATAACATTTAATAAAACATTTGAAAATAAATATCTTCTTTTATTTACAAAAGGATAATCAACACCATCACCAGTAAGTGGATCAATATATCCTTGCTCCAATATATCTCTCCATATCATATTACCATCCCCTAAATGTGTAGCATAATAGGGGATATCTGATGTTTCATCATATGCTGTTCCACCTGTATTTGCTCTACTTATTTGATTACTAAAATATCTTAATTTAAATGGTATAAATGGGTTATATTTCCATTGTAATTCTCTTTTTTCTGTAAAACCAAACAAAACAGTAGCTAAATATGGTGTTGATATATAATATATTTGTGGTTCAATATTTGTCTGTAAAAATTGATTTTTTTGATAATTAATTTTATCACCATAAATAATATCACCAATATTATAATTTGTGGGTGAAAATGGTATTATATTTTTACTACCACCACTTGACCATGTTGTTGCACTCATAGATTCAATAAATGGATCATAAATTTCAACATCAATAGTGTGTGTTGTTCTTTTATATACAGGATGTAAATATAGTTCAGTTATAGGAAAATTAAAATCATCAATCCAATTACTTACATCAAAATCTTTATTAAAAATAAAACTATAACTACGTTCGTTAAATATATTTACAGAATAACCAGCATTATAAATTTCAAAATCTTCTGGTGTTGCGACAACTTCATATTTAATAACATATTCGTTATCAGTATTAACTATTTTTTCATGTTCAATGGGTCTTACTAAATAAAAATCAAATGAATTTATTACATTTTTATAATCATCAGTACCAATTAATTCTTCATATCTTGGTTTTTTAAAAAAATGTTCTAAATATTTATATTTTTTATATAATCCATTTAATGTAGATAAATAATTTAAACTACCATATATTCTATAAATTTGTGTATTTTGTCTTTCTGTTTCAAAAACTTCAGTAGTGCTTAAAACATTTCTAATATTATATTCTAATATCTCTTTACGTTGATTATTTAATATAATTTTATCATATATATCAACATTTGTAGAATTAATATTTTTTTCACTACCTAATTGTATTTGTATGCTTTTATCCACTTTTCTATATTTTATTATAAATACCAAAAAAAATATTTGTAAAAAATTGTAACATTTTTAATATATTGTCGTATTATTAATTAAATATAAACTATAAAATAAAAAAATTATGAAAAATTTAGTATTATTATTTGGACTTTTCCTAATGTTAATCGTTTCTTCTTGTGAAGAAAGCGTTGTTCCTACTCCCGAAGATGAAGACAACAACACCGAAACAGAGAATAAAATCAAACCACAAGATTTAGTGGGTGATTGGGATTTTGTTTCTCTTCAATTTGAGGGTATTACTTATACTGGATGTGATCCTTATTTAACTGATGATTATTGGTATGTTACACTTAGCTTTTATGATGTGACTGAAAGTGAGATGAGGCTTTATGATGGTTGTGAAGATGGTAGTAATACTTATGAATATGATATTAATGAAAATATGATTATTTGTGAAGATAATACACGAGAATTTCAAATTATGAATTATGATTCATTTGAAGGAGATACTTTAGAACTGAAATTTGTTGAACCTTCTGATTATAATGTGCTTCCCATTGGTGGAATTTACACAATGGCAAAACAATAAATAAAACTTAAATATTTACTAAAACCCATCAAATTCGATGGGTTTTTTTATTGCTCTATAAGACCTAATTCAAAAAGATATGATATACAATCAGAATCATTAAATCCCTTATAAAAATAATATTTGGTATCAGCTTCTGAACTGTTAGGATCACCGTCCTTTTTTCCACCATTATAAGGACAGGGTTTATCAATCCCCCAATCAGTGGGAATTTTATCAGGGTCACCATTGTGATATAAATTATTTTCTATACCATCTAATGGATCAACAAAATTAATATTACTAAACCCCTTTCTTGGTACTTCAAACATTTTCCTAATATCATTTTCAGGTACTTCGATAATATCTGTCCAATGAAGGTCGTTACGAGCGAAATATATTGTATTTTTCTTATTTGCTGCAATTAATTGTTTATTATCTCTTAAATAATAATAATTTTCTTGGGGTTGATCAAATTCCTGATCATGAAAAAAGTCAGTTGTAAAAATATTATTTAAAATGGTTGTCTGAATATGCATTAATTGTGGAAAATGAACACTTAAATTCATCCAATTTGCCCCAAATAATTTTGTGCCACCGCTTGTTTCACTATTTGATGGAAAATCATATTGTTCATTACCAGTAACTTGAAAACCATTATTAGTATAATCATTAGTTGCAATTGCACCAACATTATTATATGGTGATTGATTTAATGGATCATTAATAACATCTTCTTCAAAAAAACCATTACCGTCCTGATCAACATTTATACCACTGTCATTATTAAAAACAGTACCATGAAATTTAGATACACTATAAAATTTACCAGCTTCAAATATTTTGTGTTGTTTTCTCCAAATTCTATTTTGAGTACCACGATTAAGACTAAAATATTTACCATCATCACCATATTGAGGAAATTTTAATCTAACTCTGTATGGTTTATTATAACCGATATTGGGAAAATAATTTCGTGGTGGAAGTGATAATTCATTATCTGTTATTTCTAATGTAATAAACCCTCTAAAAGTTGTAAATGCGCCAGTAAATTCATTACCAAACTCATCTGTAGTTATTCTGCCCCTATTACATTTAATAATAAAAACAAAATCACCTCCTCTTTTATATGAAACGTATTCTGATGGATCAAGTAATTTCATTTTTCTCTCTAAAATTTCTTCTTCACTTGGATCAGCATTTTCAATTTCTTCATCAGTAACTTCGGGTGGGTAATAATATATTCTTTCTTTAACATTTCCTGCTCTTTTAGAGTACATTCCTAATATTTCATCATTACCTGTATAAAAATCCCTAATTTCGTTAATAACATTATCTTTTCCCCAAGTAGTCTGTTCACTATCGGTAAAAACACTTCCAAAAACATAAAATACATTTTCAAGTGCTGCTCTAATTCTAAAATCAACTTTTGTAATACCTATATCAAAATTTTCCGAATCACCCCAAAAAGGTATTACATCAACCGATATTTCTTGTGTTTCAATATGTGGTAAATCATCTAAATCATCACTTTCTTTAATTCTTGTGTTATCATTAGTAAATAAATTAGGTGAATAACCTAAATCTTTAACCATTGCTTCTGGAGTCATTGAGTTTTTACCAATATCAGTAATATCAACACTCATATGTACTGTCTGCGTACCAACTGGTACACCAAATATCATATAATCACCAGCACTATTAGTAACAGTAGTATATTTATAATATTTTTCAAAAACTTCAAGATATGTTGGATTTGTTATTATTTCTTCTTTTGTTGGGAAGGAACCAAATGGTTGTTGGGGTTTAATATCATTAGCTATTGGATTGAATTCACCAACTCTTGGAAGTAAATTATATCTTTTACCTTCATTGTTTTTGTCAGTTGGTTTTTTAAATGGATATATACTAACAATATCACTATTATTTTCATCTTCTTCATTTAATGGTATAAATATAGAAATTTTAGCATTTGGTACACTAATACCATTGTTTGCATTAACTCTACCAACTAAAACACCATAATTAGCATTAAAATCTTGATATGCATCTTTTGTGTCAACTTTTAATGACATTATTTCAAGAGTATCAACATCTTGTTCTAATTTAACATATAGATATTTATTATCTTTTAATGTTTCTGGACTTATTCTAATTTTTTGTGATTTATTCATTATAATGAATTTTTTTTATAAATACTAAAATAAAGAAAACCATAAATTTATCAAAAAAAATGGAAAAAAAATGAATTTTTATTTAAAAAATAAAAAAATTTAAATAAAAAAATTTAAAAAATAAAAAAATTCAAAAATCATAGTAATGTTATAATAATTACGATAAAACACCTTTTCGATTATTTTTTAGTATTTATTAAAAAATGTAATAAAAAATAAATTAAATAAATAAATATTAATTAACATGGCAGAATTTGTATTTACTTCACCCGGAGTGAAATTTAAAGAACGTGATTTAACATTTGTAACACGTAACGTTGGAATTACAACATTAGGTCTTGTAGGTGAAACCGTAAAAGGACCTGCATTTGAACCTGTTTTTATACAAGATGCGGGACAATTCAGAGATAGATTTGGCACTCAAACAATAAAAAGATTCCCAAATGGAAAACTTAAATATGAATTACCTTACGTAGCTAATGCATATTTAGAAGAATCAAGTCAACTTTGGGTAACTAGAGTATTGGGTCTTTCTGGATATGATGCTGGTAAAGCATGGGCAATAACATTAAATGCAGGTGTTGATCCTTCAACAACTGGTGAAACTACTTCAGTAACAGGTACTACTGGATTTACTAATAACGTATTTTTGGGTAATACTATATATGAAACTGGTGATACTGGTTCAACATTTACTGGATTTACAAAAATAAATGATACTGAATTTGAAGGTAATTTAATTGAATTTACAGCAACTACATATAGTGCTAATACAGGTAGCGGTACTGTTTTAACAAAAACAACGACATTAACTGGTACTTCATATAGTGAATATGAAGGAATGGTGTTAGCTAAAATAAGAAGTAGAGGATATGTACAAGATAATGTAAATTTACCATCTGAAACAATATTTGACACTGATTTATTAAATATTAGTGGTAACACAACAAATGTTGGTATTGGTGATTTATTTGGTAAATTTAGTTTAAATGCATCAAAACCAACTGATCCTGATGATGTTCCTGAAAGTTATTTAGTGACATTAGACCCAAATGCTAGTTCATTTATATCAAATGTTATTGGTAGTGAACCAAAAGATAAAAATACTAAAATTTGGATAGAAGCAATTTATCCTGACTTAATAAAAAAATTAGATGCTGATGGAATTGGTTATGGTATTAATACTGAATTAATCGAAGCAACATCTAATATATTTACTGATTATGAAACTGGTTTTAAAACACCTGAAACACCTTGGGTTGTGTCACAACTTATGGGTAGTGAAATTAACAGATTATTTAAATTTATATCAATATCTGATGGTGATTCAGCTAATGAAGAAATTAAAATAAGTATAAGCAATATTAGACCAGATACGTTAGAATTTGATATAATTATTCGAGATTTTTATGATACTGATTCGGAACAAACAATTCTTGAATCATTTTCAAGATGTTCATTAATCGAAGGTAGAACAAACTTTATTGGACGAAGAATTGGTACTTCTGACGGTGAATATGATCTACAAAGTAATTATGTAATGATTGAATTAGCTGATGAAATACCACAAACAGCATTTCCTGCTGGTTTTGAGGGGTATCATTTAAATAAATGGTCATCTGAAATTACTGGTGATAATAGTAGTGAAGGTATTACACCTAAATTATTTTATAAAACACAATATAATCAAAATGAAAGATTAAACAGAGTATATCTAGGTATTTCAGAAAATGGTTATGATGGTGATGGTCTTGTTGGAAATGGTATAAATCAAAATATTTTCAATTTTAATGGTTGGGAAAACGGTGGTGATAATGTTATTAGTGCTTATACTAAAACTAAAGGTTTCCATATGGATTCTGGTGCAACTGGTAATTATAAAGATGGTAATACTATTATTGGTGAATTTGAAACAGGTGCTGGTCCGTTTGGTGGTATAAATGATATTGTTGATCCAACTGATACATATAACGATATACAATCAAGAAAATTCACATTAGCACCTTCAGGTGGTTTTGATGGATGGAATGTCAATAGAGATACAAGATCAAATATTGATGGATTTCAACAAACAGGCATTTTTGATGGTGTTGATCCTAATATCACACCAAAAAATGATCTTCAAGCATGGGAAACTGCTGTCAATACCTTTGCAAATCCTGAAGAAGTAACTATTAACTTATTTGCAACACCGGGACTTAATTGGAGTGATAATAATATATTAGTTCAAAATACATTAGATATGATTGAAAATGAAAGAACTGATACATTATATATTATTGATACTCCTGATGTTGACATACCAAGAACAATTGGTGAAACTAAAAAAGATGTTCTTGCAGCAGAAGATATTACTGATCTTATTGATGTTGCTGCACTTGATTCAAGTTATGGTGCAACATATTTTCCATATATTCAAATTAGGGATACTGAAAATAATGTAAATGTATATCTTCCACCAACTGGTGAAGTTGTTAAAGCAATGGCATATACAGATAATGTTAAATTTCCTTGGTTTGCTCCTGCAGGTCTACAACGTGGTGTAACTGATGCAAGAAAATCAAAATATAAATTGTCACTTGATGCTCGTGATATTTTATATGAAGGTAGAATTAATCCAATGGCTGATTTCGCTGATTCTGGTACAGCAATATTTGGTCAAAAAACACTTCAAGTTAGAGAAAGTGCGCTTGATAGAATAAATGTTCGTAGATTATTACTTCAAATAAAAGTACTTATTTCAAATATTGCAACAAGACTTGTATTTGAACAAAATGATCAAGCAACTATTGACCAATTCTTATCTAAAGCAACACCAGTTCTTGATACTATTAAAAGAGAACGTGGTTTACAAGAGTTTAGAATAAAAATGGATGATAGTAATAATACTCCTGAATCAAGGGATCGAAATGAATTATACGGGGAGATATTCCTTAAACCTACACGTGCTGTAGAGTTTATCGGTATTACCTTTACTATTACACCATCAGGTGCATCTTTTGATGAAGCAGGGGCATAAAATATATCATATAAAAAAAAGGTGTCGAATTCGACACCTTTTTTTTTTATAATATTAATTCATATTTTTTTAACCCACAATCATATATTCTAGGTAAATTATTTTCTAACATTTTTTCATGTTCCGTTTGATTTTTAATATTTAATTTCTTTTTTCTGAAATTAAATTTATGGTATTTCATTTTATTATTATAATCACAATACCAATAACTAGGTTTAATATCTTCTAAAAAATTGAATCCTAAATTTTCATATAAATTACCATCACTATATCTTTTATCAGCAAAAGTAATAATTTTATTTGGTTTATATTTTTTTAAGAAATAATTTAATATTTTACCCGCACCCCCAATAACACTGGTATTTATTTTATTAGAAAATCTATTTAAATTATATCCATTTTTATGTTTTTTAAAACCCATTATTGAAACTAATTCATTATTATAATATAATCCAATTCTTATACTACTATTTGTTTCACCAAGAATATGATTTTCATTTAAAAATGATTTATATTTTTTATTATCAATTTCAATAATATTACATTTTCTACCATAAATTTTATTTTTTGTTAAACCGATTTTATTAAGTATTATCGATTCAATTATTTTTCTTTTATGTACCCATTCATCTTCAAAAATTTGTATTAAATGAATATGTTTATTAATACAATAATTTAATTTATTTAAATGGTAATTATTATCTTTAAAATATTCAGAATGCCAATATAAACCATTAAATTCTATTGCTATTTGATATTTAGATAAATAAAAATCTAATTCATATGGTTTTATAATATCTTTTCTATTTTTATAATATATAATATTATTATAGTCTAAAAATTTTGATATTTCCAATTCATAATTAGAAATATTTGGTGAATATGGTAAATATTTTATTGATAATTCTCTATTTTCATTTAATCTTAAAATTAATAATGATCTAGGTATTTCAAATATGTGTCCATCCGGGTGTTTTATTGTTAATATATTATCATCATTAATTTTAATTAATTTATAATTTATTTCATTTAATCTTTCAAATAATTTATTATTTATAGTATTTTGAAACTTTATTCTATTATTAAAATTTTCATTATTATATTTTTGTTTCTTAGTCTTTTTTATTTTTTCATAATTATTATAATTCTCATTATTATACTTTTGTTTTTTTGTTTGTTTTACTTTATTATTTATTATATTCCAATTATTTATATATTTTTTATTTCTATTTTTTTGAATTTCTTTTTGATATGATTCTAATTTAAAAATTGAATCAACACCATATTTTTCTTCTAATACCTTTTTACTTTTATTAATTCGTCTTTTTTTATTTTCTGGTTTATTATTCCATTTTTTTCTACATTTTTCAGAACAAAACTTACGTTTATGTTTTTTTCGTTCTTCAAATTCATTACCACATTCTAAACAAATTCTTTTTTCAACTGCTTTTTTATGTTTTGCATTTGCTGAGCATTGGTATGAACAATATTTTTTATTTTCTTTAATTTTAGATATAAACTCATTACCACAATTTTCACATGGTTTAGTAATATAATATTTTAAATCTTGTTTTTTTCTTAACATCCATCTACATTCAGAAGAACAAGTTTTCTTTTCTTTGCCCTTTCTTACTTCAAATTCACTACCACAATTTTCACATATCAATTTTACTTTTGTTGCCATATTACCGAAATTTAATTAAAACCAATTAATTATAAATACAAATGTAATGAAAAAAATAAAAAAAATAAGTATTTATAAAAAAATAATAAAATTAATTAAAATTCAATATTATGGCGAAAAAAAAGAAAGAAAATATTCTTAACCAAAATTATAACACTAATGAAGAAAATTCAAAAAACGAAGAAATTATTGAAAATCCAATTGATGACAATAATTTTTTAATAACTTCTGATAATGTTAATGAAGATGAAAATATAAAAAAAGAAGAAAAACCAAAAGAAAAAAATATAAAAAAAGAAGAAAAGCCAAAAGAAAAAACAATTAATGATTTAAGTAAAGATGAATTAAGGAAATATCAACGTACTGGTATATTTCCAAAATAAAATTTATTATATTTTAATATAATAAGTATTTATAATAAAATAAATGACAATAATAAATAACATATAAATATGGCAGAACTAATTAGAGGAATACCTTTTGAATATGAACCGAAACGAACTAATAGATTCTTCGCAGAATTTTCAGATGAATTAGGTATTGAAGTTTGGAAGGTACAAAAATTTAAAAGACCAACAATGAAAATAAATTCAATTGAGATTCCATTTGTCAACCAACAAAATTATGTTGCTGGTAGATATACTTGGGATACAATGGATATTACATTTCTTGATCCAATAGGTCCTTCAACATCTCAACAATTAATGGAATGGGTTCGATTACATGCAGAATCTCTTACTGGTAGAATGGGGTATGCTGCTGGATATAAGAAAAATATTTTATTAAAAGCATTAGACCCAACTGGAATTGAAGTTGAAAAATGGTTTATTGAACAAGCAATGATTACAAATATTGACTTTGGTGATAATGATTATACTACTGATGATTTAACAAATATTACATTGACAATACAGCCTTGGAGATGTATTCTCAATTTATAATTTATATTTTTTTGTTCTTATTCTCCTAGGGACAACTATTTAAAGTCACTCAATTATTTGAGTGACTTTTTTCTTTCTTTAATGATTTGTTCAATAAAAAATCTTCTATTTTGTCCTTCGATTATTTCAAAGTTATTATTATTATGTGATACCCAAATTAAATATGATTTACCTAATTTTAATGATGTGTTTTTTTCAATTATATATTTATACATTTCCATTTGAAGTGAATACAATTCTAAATCACAATCTTCTAGCATATTAAGGTTTCCTAATAAATTTTGATGAGGATTGTTTTTATAAAATGCTTTATTTGTTTTCCAATCATATATTTGTAATTCATTTTCTTTTACATTATAAAAAAGAAGATCAACCATTCCAGCAATTTTTGATTCTTTATCATATACAACAAGTTCTGTTTTAATTGGAATTAATTTATTTTTTGACAATCGTAAAAAATTATCAACATGTTTTTTTGTAATTAAATATTCAGGATATATTGGATCAAACCCAAATTCATTATAAATTTCTTGTTGTGGATATTCAAAAACTTTATTTAATAATGCATTCTCAGCATAATCATGTATTATTGATCCTTTCAATGTACCTTTTTTATTAATAAAATCCCATGCTCTTTTTATTTTCCATTGTGGTACATTAAATTCATTTGCTTTATAATTTGACCAATAATTTTCGTCAAATTCTTCCTGATATTTGTGAATTAAGGTCGTAACTGAAATATATTCATCAATTCCTAAAAAATATTTATGAGGTTCATCATAATATTTTATTTCATTAAAATTTTGAAAAATTTCAAATGGTATATTATTCATATAGCAAAAATAATAAATTTTAATTAATCACAATATTATTTTGAACAATATTTTCAAGATTAATATTTTCTAAATCATTAATAATTGAATTTTTATCGGCAGGAATACCAGAATATCCATGAATATGAGCAATAATTGCTTCTCTAAATATATTTAATGCTTCAACTAAAACATCTGCTCTTGCTATAGGATGTCCATCATCAAAAATTCGACCACGATCTTCAGCATTTAATCGTGCTGCTTTAAATTTTGGATTTCCAGAATGTGATACTAATGCTATTTTATCACTTAATACAACAGTATTACTATAATATTCATCTTCATCTTCTTTTTGGTCAAATGATAAACTAATAGCTGCTGGATTTTCAATGTTTAATTTAAGAGGATTATCATTTTCATGTTTACCAGCACGAAATTCAAGTTGATTATCTCTTAAAATTATATCAGTATTTATTCGACCAACAATACCAATTTCATCTTTTTTGGGAAATACACCTTGAGCATCAGGATATGTAGATGGTGCTGTTTCAGGTGCTGTTAAACCCATATTTGTTGTTGAAAGTGCTGTATATATTGAATCATATTCAACTTTATGTGGTTGTGAAATGATACTACCCATCCAAAATCTACTTCTTTGTGGGTATTTAATGTCTTCAATAAAAATTCTAACCATTTCACCAACTTTAGGAAATACATGAAAAAATTTAGGTAATAACGGATAACAATATGGTAAATCATTTACATCAGTTATTTTATTATCAAAACCTAATATTTTTACTTTAATTCTACCACCATCTGTTGGATCATCAATTGATAAAACTTCACCATAATAAATGTTACGAGTATTAGTAACATCATTAGTAGTTTTCTCATATAATTTACTTGTTTGTAAATATTTCTTATTTAATGACATATTTATTGTCTTTTATCAATTTCTTCAACTATATTAACATATTTTTTTTCAAGTTCTTCTAATTTTAAAAGATTTTCATTAATTTTTTCTTTTAAATTATCAGCTTCATATGTATCATCAATAATAATTTTTTTTATTTTTTCATGTTCTGATTTAATATCATTTGCAATTTTTAATAAATCAGTTGGTGTATATTTACTATAATCTTCCATATATTATTGTATTACTCCATATCCTTTAAATGGTAATATTGATGAACCTACAACAGTAACAGGTCCACTTGGACCAATACCACTTGCTTGAACTGTCATTCCCGGTGGTAAACCAACAGTAATAACAGCATCTTGTTGTAATGCATTTATAATTTCTTCAATTCTAATTCTTTCCATTATTTCATCAGGGTTTACACTACCAGAAGGTAATGCACCAACAGGTAAACCAGCTTCTGATTTTCTGGCAATAATTTTTGATGCAATTTTAGTTGGTGATAATCCAACTCTACGTGGCACACCAACTAAAATAAGTGGTGTGGGTATTGCTGGTGGACCACCAATGCTTGATAAATTTAACACTTTATCAAAGCCTTGAATTACTGAATCAATATTTGTGTAATCAATTGCCATTAATTATTATTCTTTTTTTTTAATTTTTTTAATGAAACCCATTTCCATCCCAAAAATAAAAAAATAAATATTTTTCTAAACAAATTTGGTTTTTTCGTTGTTGCTAATTGTGTACCATCTAATTTTCCATCAATTAAATATGCACCTACAATATTTTTATTTACTTTTTGATCTGTTATCATATTTTTGAACTAATTAAACTTTTAATTATGTTAATAAATTGATTTATTTTTTCTTGTATTATATCTTTAATTATTGGTGTTATTAATTTAACTAAAAAAGCAACTATTAAATTAAAAATAAATTCATATAATAATGATAATGCTTCTTTAATTAAACATTTTATGTATGTTTTAAATCTTTCTAAATCTTTTTTAGGGTTACCAATTTGTGGTATTCCACCATTTTGAAATGAACTAGAAAGTGCTAATAACATTCTACTTTGTGGCGAAAATGCTAGTAACTTACCTAATTGGAGTTTAATGAAATCAATAATTCTAGCAAAGAAACCGTTTTTTACAGTTTCTTTATTTTCAGCACCAACATTTTCATTGTTAGTTTGATCAAAACTTTTGTCAAGTGCATCACTTATTTTATTACCAACATCATTAGGGTCTGAAGAACCTGATATATTTGAAATTAAATTATCGAAATCTTCAATTGGTAATTTAGTTTGTACTAAACCACAACCCATATCATAATTTACAATACCATTTTTTAATTCTTGTGCCTTTTTTAATATTTTTTGAAATTCATCTTCAGGTATAACAAACGTTTCATCACCATCAATTATTTGTTGTATTAACCTATTTAATTCCTCTTCTTCAGTTAATTCTTCAATTGATTTATCTTGATTTGATGTTGCACTACCAAATACATTATCTAATGTTTTTGTGGTAAATTCTTTTTTATTTATAAATTCTGTATTATCAACAAAACCATTCATAAAATCACCAATATTTTGATTTTCAGAACCACTACTTGGTTTAAAATTAAAAGAATCAGAATTAGAATCATAATTAATTAATACATTATTGTATTGTACATCAGTACCTTCATTTGTTATAGCTTCACGAGCTTTTTGATCAAAATTCGGTTTATTATTATCATATAATAATTTACCACTTGCTGAATTTGGACTAGTTTTTAATTTTCCAGATACATCAATATCTTTAGCTGAAACAGAAGTACCATTTTTAAAACTTTCTGGTAATGGATCACCAGAATTATAATTTGTTAATTGTTTTTTTGTTGCTGCTTTTAATTTGGGTTCAGCAGATTCAGCAAAATTAGTAAAAAGTTCACCAGTTAAATTCTGAAGTGCTGTTGTACCAACTGTAACACCCAATACATCAATTAAAAAACTACCAACATCATTTTTATTATTAACTGAATCTAATGTATTATTTGTTTCGGGCAAATCAGGTTCTTCATTCATTGAAGTATATGCGCCAATTGTATTAAATACATTTTTTTTATCGTCAGCTAAACTCATTATCAATCATTATTTTTTGTCATTTTTTATTGTATGTTGATGAACCATTTCAATTAATTGGTTTCTATCCTCAGTAGAAACTTCTTTTTCATTTTCTTTAGAATTGTTACTATTATCTTTATTAAAAACAACTTCTTTTAAATATTTAAGAAGCATAATCTTTTGATCTTGATTTTTAGCTTCAGCACTAATTAATTTAACAATTTGATCACCAATTGCTGCTATTTCACCACCTTCTTTAGCATTTTTTTCCCATTTTGTAAATAAACGAGTAATTTTTGCCTTAATATTGTGGCTTTCATTATAAATTTCCTGAAGAAGATCATTAACACTTTCTTCATTAAATTTTATTTTTTTTCTTTTTGGTCGTGCCATAATAATATTTATTTTATAATAAATACATTTGACATAAATTATTCATCCATGTATTTAATTTTTTCAAGAAAATATAATTCTTTAAATGGTTTTAATGCAGTTCTAATTTCTTTAGTTGATAATCCCGTTTGTTCTTTTAAGTATAATAATATTTTATTTTTCGCAAATTTATTTGTCACTTTTTTATTATATTTTCCACTTGGACTATCTTCTAAAAAAAGATATTCCCAATTTTTTAATACATTAATTACTGCTTCACCCACAATTATTTCATTTTTTTTCATTCCTTGTGTATTAATAATCATTTGTTCAATATTCACTACAACATCATTTATTAATTTATCTAATAAATAATGATCTTTGCCTTCTATTTCATATTGATATTCAGTTTTTTGATTAATTTCTTCTAAATAATCATCATATGATAAATTAATTTTTTTATCACCATAACTTTTTTTACTATGATCAATAAAATAATTACGAACTATTGTTTGACAGTAACTATATGCTTTTGAACAAAATAATCTATAATGATATTCATCATCATTTTTATTTAATGATTCTAATTTTTCATTAGCATCATTAATATTCATAAATCTACCCCTATCACCTAATTTATACCATTTCCTTTTTTCATCACCATCATGAATTATTTTTCTACGCTCAATAATAAATGGCTTATATTTAATCATGTGTTCAATTAAATGTGTTAGAGCATTTTGTTCAATTTCTTCAATT